GTATACAATGGTCTATCCTGCAAGAGACAATATTTTTCAAGACACGCATCGATTTAGTTAAATGGAGCTATTATAATCGGCATTTCGAAAATTCCACTTTGAAATAATCGGATTTCAACCTCCGATCTTGAAATATCGACAAAAAAAGCAAAATTTAAGGGACGTTTAAAACATGCTTAAACGTCCCTTAAATTTGGATTACCCCCTATCTCTATTTATAATTGTAGTAACTTGGGGTATATTTATCCAAAAATAATAGCAGCCAAGATTGCCAGCCACACCATACCTCCTCCTGCGAGCGTCCATAGAATGTCCTGCATGTCGGCTTTCGGGTCGATCTTGCGCTCCTTGACAACGGCGGCAGTCAAGACGGCGATCATCGACACCAACAAGGGCAGCCACCGCCACCAGGCGCCCAACGGCACGGCCACGATCAACGCCGCGGAGGCGATGACCGCCCCGACTGCGAAGTGTTGGTATTTGTCTTTAGCGATGGCGTTGAGCCATCCGACGAGTTTATTGATAAGTCTTTTCATATATTTGTGGTATTTCGAGAGTTCGACCGACAGGTTACTTATCCGGGAATCGCTCCCTAATCTCGGCCTTCTTGACAAGATAGAGTGCTTTCTGCTCGTCTGCTTCGAGGAGGTTGCCCTCGGCCAGATAGCCCTTGTAGGCCATCAGGTATTGGTCCGCCTCGGCGCGGTATGCGGCCTCTCGGAGTTGTTCGGGATTCGGCATCAGCTCCGGTTCGGGCGCGTACTCCTCCCAGCCGACCCGAATGCGGTCATCTTCCTCTGTGTAGACCTCCCGGTAATGCTTCGGCGGATCGGACGGTTCCGGCTGCTCGTCGAAGATCACCTCTTTGTATCCCAGCGGGATCAGTTTGTCCGGCCGCGGATTGCAAACAAGCCCGTCGGCGGTTCGGATTGAATTGGGGGCGTACTCCATACGCCCGTCGATCAGTTTTGCGTAGTTGTTCATAGTTCGTTATTTGATGATTATTTCCGGCGTTCCGGACGCAGTCAGGTCATATCCTCCGTCACTTTGCAATAGCGGCGGAAGATATTCGTCGTTCAGCGGGAGCTGCTTGGCGCTGTCGAGCCAGGAAATGGCGACACCTTCGGCAACTTCAATGGAGAGTACGCGCATTTCCAGCCATGCTTCGGGGTCCGAAGCGCTAAAAACAAAAGCGGTCGCTCCGACACCACAGCTTACCGAAGCGATTTTAGCGTCTCCCTCATTGACGTCTATTGCGACGGCATCGGATGCGGCTGGAGATGCAGTTATATTGGAGCTGTACAAAATGCGATTGCTCCGATACTCAAACGTGATTTTTAAAGGTGCCTGTTTCTTTATAAAATCAGATATATATGCGCAGTACAGGCTAATGCTGGTAATGGCATCAAAGCGTGTGTATGCGCCTGAAAAACCATCCGCTTGAGGCTGATCATTCTTTATTATCATCGCTGATGAGTTATTTAAGTTAAAAACGCCTGAACTCGGCGTATACTTTGCGACTGGGAATACTACTTGTGGAAAGTCACGTTTTTGGGCGATCCGTATATTCTGCGGCAGGTACTCGGCGATGAGCCCTATGAAGGTTACGCTAACATCTTTGATATAGAATTTACCATTTCCGGAAGTGTTGAAAATAGGGTAGAATCCGATAGAGGTCATAGGCACTCCTCTCGTATTCTTAAAAACCGCATAATATTCAGTGAACGATGTTGATGCAATGACATCATGCTTGTAATACGGCAGCCCGGATCCCACTCCGACGAAAGAAGCGATACGGGTGTTGTCATCGTCTGCTTTAGCTTTGAATTTCAGCAAAAAATAGCATTCATTTTCTACATTCACAGAAAGAGGCCTCCATATTCCATTATTATATCCCTGCCCAGTCTCTGTTGGATATGTCACAGCTAAAGCGCCGTCTACAATAGTTGGAGGAATAGATTGCGCATTATATGACGACCAACCATCGGTCGTCATAGGAGCCATTAGACGTATATACGGGGTAGCCTGTAACCTGCGCGACTTGGGTACGATATACCCAGCGGGATCACCGTCGTTGTAGAGGGCCGCTACTTCTTCCGCGGAAAGGGCGTAGTTGAAATGACGGCAAAAATGGACCGGGCTTTTAGTAATATGTAACGGATCTCCAATGCGGAATAACGCGCTCGGCGTGTATGCTGTTGGTTGCATAGCACCTACCTCGATGCCATTGATATAACACATCGCAGTTGCTCCATCATAGGATATGACGGCATGTATATCGTCACCTATTGTCACCCGACTCACTTGTAGCGACTTATCTCCGCAGTGGAACATTATCGCATCCATTGGCGTGACGGCGATAGCTAGCATCGAGGTTGAGAATTGTGCCGGTCGTTGAGTGCCATCAGATTGGCGGAGATTAAAGAAGCACTCCATACTCCGCGGACCGTCGAACAATAGCCCGGCATCCGTCGATTCAAGATACCCTTTCGTGCAATTCACCCCCACCTGCTGCTCGCGTTCGCTGCGCAGCGCGGCGATCTTCAACAAACTTCGTCTGCGGTCCATGGCTATTCGATGATTGCGCGGAGTTCCTCGATATTGATCTCGTAGGCTCGATTCGGCGCCGGGGTCTTGTAGCCGATGATGTCCACGAGGTCATCCGACCAGGTGAGTTCCGTGGCAACGTTTCCCGATGTGAAGAAGATCGCCGAAGTCCGGGCCGATTTTTCCACGGTCCCGATCTTGAGCGAGGTCAGCTCCCCGCAGATGTATTTGTGGTTGCCTTCGACGTTGATCGTGACATCCGCACCCTCGACATTGACCACAACGGGGGCGGCCGCTGCGGCGGCTTCGAGAGCTTTGGCGGCAGCGTCGAGGGCGGCTTTGACAGCCTCGGGGTTCTTCGAACCGTCGATCGAGAGCATCCACCAGTCCGTGTCCGTCACGGGATGGCCCGTGTTGTTGTTTTTCCGGGAGACATACACCGAGGGGGCCGCGTAGACCATGTTGAGAAAATCGTATGTCTTTTCCGGGGAATAATCGCCCGCGGGGACGACACCCGTGGAGCCTAAAAGTTCGGTTACTTCTGTCATTGGTTTACTGTTTTAATGGTGTACAACTTTCCGTTTTCAAGTTTGAATTTCGCTCCTTCGTAACCGTTCTGATAGGTCACGTAGAGTTTGAGTGTCGCAGGATCAACCCAGAAGACAGGCATGATAGCGCCGCCCTCGGCTCGGTATTCCGAGGTTACGTAGCCTTTGGTCGCATCGTCCCAAAAAGCCCAGTATTTGAGCCCCCCGACATCCACGATCTTCGGAGGGTGGTCGGCCAGAGATTTCGCACGCGCGGCCTGCTGGTCGGCGTTTGAGGCTGATTTTTTTGCACGTTCAGCAGCCTTATCCGCACTATCAGCAGCCTTATTAGCTTTGTCTTTTGCGATGACAGGTCCTTCTGCATATTCCTGTTCGGTTCCCTCATAACCATACTTCTGTGCGATCTCATAGGCCGACTTTCCGTCCAGTCCATAACGCAAAGCATGATCTGTCAGGATAATATGGGTTAGTTTATCATCCATAAAAATCCATTATTTTTGTATCTGTAAGTATAAGTAATCGGTTGGTCAACGTTTTTTTATAACCTGACGCCTTTACAGTATAGGTCGTTTCGAGCGTTGCGATACCCGCATCGAGTTTTCCGGTTTCCGAGGATGGGATATTGAACACAGCCCGATCTGTTCCTTTGACGATCGGCAGCCCGCTGCCTTGCGTCGATCCGTAAATTCTCGGCCCGTTCCCGGTCGTGTAAACCAACATGTCGATCTCCACCTCTTCGAGAGAAACTCCCGTCGGATATACGGCAATCCCCATGCTGTCGCCTTTGGCATATATCGGTAATTTCGGTATCATTTTACAGGTCGTTTAAACAGGTATTTAACCCATGCGAACCATTTGCGGCGTTTCAGATACATCTGATCGGCCTGGTTGTCGTAACACTCCCGCTCAAGGGCTATGTCTCGGTATGCCGTGTCGTATGGCGGCAGCAACCATTCGAGGGCCCAAAGGGTGCAGTACAGGATGACATGGTAACAGATCGGCACAGTACAGAGCCACCGCCAGGATAATCCGCAGGCAGGAATCAGTACCAGGAGCGCCGTCGCGTAGAGGATCAGCCACTCGATCTGCTGCCGGGTGTGTATGGCTTCGTGGTTCTCTGTTTTTGGTGTCAGGTTCTTGTTCTTGGTGAACAGGACCCCGAAAAAGTTGATTGTCCGGGCCTTGCCCAGCGGAATCAGGTTGTTGTGAATG